TTATGACTACATCGAAACGAAACACACAAACCAAAAGAGAGCAGATTATGACTACTAACAAAGCATACAAAATGATTAAAAACACTCTAGCAGCTTACTCATTCCTTTCTCTGGAAGATGTAGTTAAGCAAGCAAACAAAACAAACCCTGAATCATTCGAAGCTATCGCTAAAGCAGAAATCAAAATTTTACAAGAGGCTATGGGGCTTTAGGCCCCTAGTTTTATCATGTGCGATTCATGCAGAAACTATAACGGCTACCCAGTGGATGGGTGCCGCAAGGCAAGGTTAGGGTTTATCAAGTCTGAAAAATCAAAAGGTAACTATCAATCAGCCTGGAGATTCTATCTTTTAAACCCTAAAGGCATTAGTAAAAAAACATTCGAGGATTTATAACGTGAAGCCAACAGATAGAGCAAAACAGCTAGGGTGTGAGTCCCTAGCGCAAGTTTCAAAGGTTAGCAAGCAATCGGTGCAAACCTTGATCAACTGGCACAGAAACAAACCAGAACTTTTCGACTTAATGTGTAAGGGGGTATCAAATGAATCAGCTAATGGAAAGTGACCAACAGGTAACTATGACATCTTTAGATTTATGGGAAACGTAATAAACCCCGCCAGAGTAGCTCACGAGTAATGCTAACAGTATCAATTAAAAACAACTCACCACTTCACCATTCACTTACGCGAGGTATTGAGCGATTCGGGAAAAACTACAGATACAGACACGAGGGTAACTGGTTTCGCATAGTGGATATTTTCAGAGATGAGATTGGTTACTTTAAGATTAAGATTGATTTGATATAGGGGAATAGTGATGAACATAGTAGATGTGGTGGTTTTACTGCAAGAAGGTTGTTGCGTAGACGATGACGAGTATTCAATTGATATTGTCGGATTTATTGGATCGCTAGACATTCAACCGCATGGTGAGTTCACAGACTGCACGCTAATCAAAGAGGCGATTGACGAGGCGATACACAACAAAGAAGTAACCCTGATTGAAGATGAGCCACTTAACATTCGCTTAATTGAAACTGGCGAGTGGGATGATGTTTTCTATAACAAGTATTACGAATTAATGCCAATAAAAAGCAACGATAAAGTTATGTACATCGATTAACAATCGGAGGTGAAAGCCTCCATTCTTTTACTTGCAATAAATTTGTATACACGTATAATTAAATAAATAAACACAGGAGATACGAAATGTATTCTAAAGAAACTGAAGCACTACTTGAAGCAATGGCGCACATGGAGCAATTAAAGGCTGAACTTGCTGCCAAGAAAGCGTCACAGCGACCAAACATGGACACTCTAAAGGTCAGGTTTCCTTCAAGTGTTCATTCTGGATGTGAAATGCTTGCTGATAAGATGGATAACTGGAACAAGTCAGATATTGCGAGAGCTGCAATCTATCTAGGCTTGCAGCAGTTGAACGAAGTTCTTGAGCGTGATGCCAAGAAAGCAAACGGCCTGATGCATATCATAAAGATCAGAGCGCAACTAGGAAAATAAAAAAGCCCCGCGCTAACGGGACTAATTAAATACACACGAGGTAATTATACATCATGCATTACTATAAATTCAATGTGGCTAGTTGGGCAAAGGACACGAGTCACCTTTCATTGAAGGAAGAGGGTATTTACCTTCGCCTCATAAATTATTACTACGATACAGAAAAGCTAATCCCACTCAAAACCCACTTGGTTTTAAGAAAACTGCGAGTGGCTGACGAGTCGGAAGCGGTCAATCTAATACTTGAAGAGTTCTTCACCAAAACCAAAGACGGTTGGATCCACAATCATTGTGACAAACTTATCAATGAATACCAAAAAATGGCTGAACGTAACAAGAAAAACGCAAAGCTAGGAGGTCGCCCTAAAATCAATGACTTACCAAAACCGAGTGGGATTCCAGATGCTAACCAAGAGGAAACCGACACGAAACCGACAGGTATCCCTAACTATAAACCATTAACTACTAACCAAGAACCAGTAACAAAAGAGATAGGGGGCGCTAACGCACCACGCACAAAAAAATTCATTAAGCCTACAATTGATGAAATCCTTACTTATATGCAGGAACGAAATCACAATTCACGCGATGAAGCTGAGAGGTTTTTTGATTACTGGGAATCTATTGGCTGGGTTAGAAATCGAACCCCAATGAAGGATTGGAAATCATCAGTTAGAACTTGGTTAAAGAATTCTAAGACTGTACATTCTGATGCTCCTGACTACATGAGAGGCGTGTTATGAGAGTTACAGTTAACGAAGTGTCGGACATGCTATGGGATCGCGTTGATAAGGTTTGTAAGTTTTTACTACCAAACGGAAAGCGCTGCGGTAATGAGTGGGAGTGCGGATCTGTAAACGGTGAGTCCGGCAAGAGCTTGAAGGTTAACCTTACTGGAAAGAAAAAATGGTGTGACTTTTCATCATCCGAAGGTGGCGACCTATTAGACCTATGGGTTTCGGTTCGCTCAATCCAGCTACATGACGCAATCAAAGAAGCAAAAGAGTTTCTAGGCATCAAGGACGATGAGCAATATTTTCACAAGCCAAAGAAAAAAGAGTTCGCCAAACCTGACCGCAAGAACTTACGCAAGGGTGAAAAGCATCTTGAGTATTTAAAGACTCGCGGGTTGTCAGAGCAAACCATCAAAGACTTTAAGGTTGTTGATTGTGAAGTATGGGATCACAATTCCAAAACAGCAGTACCCGGAATGGCTTTCCCGTTTATCAGAAATGACGAATGCTTGTTTATTAAATCTATTGGCATTGAGCGACCGAATGGGAAAAAGGTTATCGGCGCGTCTAAGGACTCAGAGCCTTGTTTGTTTGGATGGCATACATTCCCCAAAGACATCAGAGCGGTTGTAATTGTTGAAGGTGAGATAGATTGTATGTCTTTCTATGAATACGGCATTGCTGCGCTGTCTGTACCGTTTGGCGGTGGCTCTGGCAATAAACAACAATGGATTGATTACGAATACCACAACATGGATCGCTTTGATGACATTTTCATTTGTATGGACTCAGACGAAGCTGGACAAACAGGGGCGCAAGAGATTGCAACAAGACTAGGTATTGAGCGCTGTAGGATTGTAGAGCTACCACACAAGGACGCTAACGACTGCTTACTTGCTGGCGTGTCAGAAGATGATATGTGGACAGCATTAGAAAAAGCGAGATTCCTGGACCCAGAAGAACTTGCGAGCGCGTCATCATTCATGGAAGAGACGATAGATTCATTCTACAAGCAAGAAGCTGGATTATTCCAAAGCCCGTGGACAAACTTGAATCACAACTTTCAGTTTAGAGACTCAGAGTTAAGCCTATTCAACGGCGTGAATGGTCATGGTAAATCTCAAGTGGTTGGTCACTTAATGCTTGAGGCAATGCGCCAAGGTGTCAGAGCTTGCGCTGCTTCACTTGAATTGAAACCAGCAATACTTTTAAAGCGATTGGTCAGACAGGCATCGTGCTTAAAACTGCCGCCACTAAATGAGATTGAATCATGCTTTAGTTTCTTTGATGAAAAGCTATGGTTGTTCAACCTAACAGGAACAGCGAAAGCAGATAAGATTCTTGAGATATTCAGCTATGCAAATAAGCGATATGGTATCAACTTTTTTATCATTGATTCACTTATGAAGTGTGGGATTGGCGAGACTGACTATGACGGACAAAAAGAATTCATGGATAAGCTATGCGATTTTAAAAACAAGCACAGCGCTCATGTTGTTCTAGTTACCCACTCAAGAAAGTCTGATTCAGAAGAAAAGCCAACAGGTAAAATGGACGTGAAAGGAACGGGCGCAGTAACAGACCTTGCCGACAACGTGTTTATCATTTGGAGAAACAAAGCCCGTGAACGTGCGTTAGATGCAGACCATAGAGGCGATCAAATGACAGACCGCGAAAAGGCAGCTATGACAGAGCCGGGAGCTATATTGATATTAGATAAGCAGCGAAACGGTGAAGGTTGGGAAGGTAAAATAGGGCTTGAGTTCGACCACATATCAAATCAATACATGAATTTTGGAGTTCAGAAATACCCGTTCAACTATGTAGCTGGCGCTTGTAATGCAGAATACAACCAGCAGTTCGCAGACCAATACAGTGAAAATAGACACATCTAATCTATCTACGGGAGAGTGATACATGAAAGTAGAAAATAGATATGATTACACAGACCACCACAAAAGAAATCGACATCAGGCAAAAGACCCAAAATCTCACACACAAAGATGGTGCGACTATTGTGACAGGGATGTTGTTTCGTCTGGCGAGAAGTGCCCTGCCTGCAAAAGACGCAATTACTAATCAACAAGGGAGAGTGATACATGAAAAACAAACGAGTTAAATGGGATGAGCAAACGTGTTTACTATGCTTGCTGGTTTTCTTTTTGGTGACAGCTATAGGCGGTCAAGACGTTTTAACTGAGGTGACTATTGTTGTTTGTACGCAACTTATTATCTCTGCAATCAAAGGTAAGGCGTAACCATGAACAACATAACACACAGACCAAAAGGAAGAATGTGTATTGAATGTCGATTCTATACCGAGCTCAATCATTGTGAATATTTGAGTTTTAGTAAGATGCGACCAATCGGCAAGGATAAGGACGGGACGGTTATTGTTAAGTGCGATTCTTTTGATCGCAAACAAAAGGAAGGCGACGCATGAACATAGACGCAACTGAAATAATGGTAATAGCTTCAATGTCAGATGGTTCATTTGATTGTGTGGGTGAGGTAAACGACGAATTAAACGAGTTTGTTTGCGCAATGGAGACCGACGAGATTATATGGAATTTATTTAAGGCGATAGATTACCCAGACTTCGACCCGAGGAGTAATTGGTGAGCACACACAGCGTTCACGATGAAGACAGCCT